CGGTGACTGGTTCATACGCTACAACATCATCTTTAGCAGCTGTATCACAATCATTAGTTGATACAATAAATTCAGTTAGTACTTCTATTGATAATCGTATTGATGAAGTATCAGGTTCAGTTAAAGCTCAAATAGATGGATTAACATCTGAGGTAGATTCATTACAATCAGTAACCGGCTCATACGCTACTACTGGTTCAAACATATATACAGGCAGTCAAATCATATTAGGTAACTTAACCTTAGATGGTGATATGACTGTGACAGGAGCTATAACTGCTTCTAAGCTATTAGTACAATACGAAACGGCATCAGTAATATACTCATCAGGTTCTAACCAATTTGGTGATGAATTAACGGATGTACAAACTCTTTGGGGTGATGTAATAATTACAGGTTCAATAACTGTAAACGGAACAACGTTTAGCAATGGTACATCAGGTACAAGCGGCACATCAGGAACAAGCGGCACATCGGGTACTTCTGGAACGAGTGGTGTAGATGGCTCATCAGGTACTTCTGGATTAAACGGAAGTAGTGGAGTAGATGGCTCATCAGGTTCATCAGGTTCAAGTGGCACATCTGGTACATCTGGTTCAAGTGGAGTTAATGGGGCTAATGGCTCATCGGGTGTGGATGGTTCATCCGGCTCAAGCGGTACATCAGGTACTTCTGGTAGCTCAGGAATAAATGGAGCAAATGGTTCTTCAGGAGTTGATGGCTCATCAGGAAGTTCTGGTACATCAGGTACTTCTGGTTCAAGTGGAGTTAATGGTGCTAATGGTAGTAGTGGAGTTGATGGTTCAAGCGGTACATCGGGTAGCTCAGGGATTAACGGAGCAAATGGTTCATCAGGTGTTGATGGCTCTTCAGGTACTTCTGGTACTTCGGGAATTAACGGAGCAAATGGAAGTAGTGGAGTTGATGGTTCTTCAGGTACATCTGGAAGCAGTGGTATCAATGGAGCAAATGGTTCATCAGGTGTTAATGGAAGTAGTGGAACATCAGGTACTTCTGGATTATTACTATTAGATGGTACAACTGACAATGGTTTAATTACATATAAACCAAACGGAAGTGGAAGTGTTGAAAGTAATTTAACTTTTGATGGTGATAGATTAAGTGTAACTGGAGATATAACTGTAACTGGAGCAATAACAGCTTCTAAGTTATTAGTACAAATAGAAACAGCAAGTGTAATATATTCATCAGGTTCAAACCAATTCGGAGATGCATACGATGATACACAATTATTATTTGGACAAGTAAAAGTAACTGGTTCTTTATCAGTACAATCGGGTTCTAATTTAGTTGGTGGAGTAACTGCTAGTGGATTAAGATATCCAACAGTTGACAATGGTGAATTTAGTTTTATTCAGACTGATGGTAATGGTAATCTATCTTTACAATATGTTAATACAACTAACGATACTGTTTACAATGGTGAAGCAACAACTTTATTAAGAGGAACACCTGTTTATGTATCAGGTTCAGTTGGAGCAAATCCAAAAGTGTTTAGAGCAGATGCGGCAATAGCATCTAAGATGCCTGTAACTTATATTATAGGTGATAACATAGCAACTGCAGATACTGGTAGAGGTATTATATTAGGACAAATCGATGCAGTTGATACAACGGGATATGCTGAAGGAGCTGAAATATATGCAGCTGCCGGTGGTGGATTTACAAATATAAGACCAACTGGTACAGCAGTTATACAATTATTAGGAATAGTAACAAAAGAAGGTAGTGGTGGTAAAGGTTTAGTATTAAACCCTGGTCCTGCTACACTTCCAAATATAGCTGAAGGATTTGCATGGGTAGGTAACTCAAATGGATATCCAACAGCAGTAGCAACTGGTTCATTTATAGCAATAGGAACATCAGGTACCTCAGGTGTTAGTGGTACAAGCGGCATTAACGGAACTTCTGGTATCAATGGTACATCAGGCGTAGATGGAGCTAATGGCTCTTCAGGTACCTCAGGAATAAGTGGAGCAAATGGTACATCTGGAGTTAACGGAGCTGATGGTTCTTCTGGGACAAGTGGAAGTAGTGGAGTAAATGGTGCTAATGGAAGCTCAGGTGTAAATGGGGCAAACGGGTCATCGGGTACTTCTGGTACATCGGGAGTTAGTGGAGCAAATGGTAGTAGTGGAGTAAATGGAGCAGATGGCTCATCGGGTACTTCTGGTACATCAGGAGTTAGTGGAGCAAATGGTTCATCAGGTACTTCTGGAACAAGCGGATTATCTGGTACGGCTACATTCCCTTATACTGGTTCTGCTATCTTTAGTGGTAGTTTACAATTGATTGGTAACTTTGGTGTTACTGGTTCATCGACTGTATTGAGTGGAAGCTTATCAGGTTCTTATGTAAGTACATTAGGAGATATATACCCAACAACTGCACCAGCTAATAGAATTGTAACGCTTACACAAGCTGAGTACGATGGAATTGGAACTAAAGATATAAGCACATTATATGTAATATCAGGTTCATTTGTATCAGATGGTACATCGGGTACTTCTGGATTAAATGGTACATCTGGTATTAATGGTACCAATGGAGCAAATGGTACATCAGGAGTAAACGGAGCTAATGGTTCAAGCGGCGTTAATGGAGCTAATGGTTCATCAGGTACTTCTGGTGTTAGTGGGGCTAATGGCTCATCGGGTGTAAATGGAGCAAACGGCTCATCCGGTACAAGTGGTACGAGTGGATTAACAACATCAATAACTGTAGCTGATGAAGGTACAGCGCAAGGAGCAGCAACATTCTTTAATTTTACAGGTGATGGTGTAACGGCAACCGTTACATCTAATACAGCATCGATAGCAATTACTGGTGGAGGAGGGGCATCATTCCCTTATACTGGTTCAGCAATCATATCTGGTTCATTAATAATAACTGGTTCAGCATTAGGTAATGTAGTATCAGCAAGTATATCATCAAATACAGCATCAATTAATTTGAGTGATGGTGATTATATTACTTGTTTGGTAAGTGGAAATATGTTCTTCAATATAATAAATCCTAAACCTGGTGAAACAGCAAATCTATTATTAACTGTTGGTCAACCTGGTCCAACACCTCCAACAGCTTCATTCTCAACAAATGTTAAGCAAATAAGTGGAAGTAGATATTTTCCAACATCTGGAAGTGGTAGAGTAGATTTATTATCATTCGTATCATTTGATTCAACGAATGTGTATATGGCAAACATTAGAAACTTAGTATAAATTATGGGATTATTTACAGCAATAAATCAACAAACGGCTAACGATTTTGTAAGAAATGGATTAGTGTTTTATGTAGATTCAAACAATGCAACTTCATACCCTGGCTCTGGAACATCTTGTTTTCAGGTTCCTAATTTGGGATTAACACCTAGAACAGGTACTTTACAAAATGGTGTAACATTTTCATCACAAAATGGAGGAACATTTGCTTTGGCATCAGCTAATAGCAGATATATATCATTTTCTGATTCAACTTTACCTACCGGTACATCTTCTAGAACATTAAGTGTATGGATGTATAATAATAATACAAATGGTAATTCAATATGGTATGGTACTGCTGCAACAAATAGAGGAATTGGAATGCAACAATTAAATGCCAATGGAACTGTATTTCGTTTTTACGGATATGCAAATGACTATGATATTACTGTAACTTCAACACAAGGTAATATGTGGAATAGATGGACTAATATGGTTGGAACATTTAATGGTACGGTTGCAGCAGTTTATTTAAATGGAGAATATATGGGAAGTTCAAATAGAGCTTGGAATACTATATTAGGTGGTACATTAAGTTTAGGAGCAACTGTATTTTCTGGTTCACCGGGTAACTTTATAAATGGATTTCTACCAACAGCACAAATATACAATAGAGTTTTAAGCTTTGCTGAAATAAGACAAAACTATAATTTTTTTAAACCAAGATTTTTAAATTAATATATGGCACAAACACAAAAAATGTATTTAGGTGGAGTACCGGTAATTAAAAATTACTTAGGTGCTAATCCTATTGTCTCTGCTGGAGCTATTGCTAGAGTAATACCTATTTTATCAATTGAGTATTTGGTTGTTGCTGGTGGAGCTGGTGGTGGAGCTGATGGTGGCGCAAACAATGCAGGTGGTGGTGGTGCTGGTAGATTTGTTTCATCATCATATACATTAAATCCATCTAGTACATTAGATGCAGTTATTGGTACAGGTGGTGCAATTGCAGCAAATGGAAACGATTCATCATTAATTGGTTCGGGATTAAACATACAAATGAGAGGTGGTGGACGTGGAGCAACTAGTGGTAACGGAATAGCAGGTGGCTCAGGTGGTGGAGCTGCAGTTCCTAATAATACAGGTGGTAGTGCTTCAAATGGTGCACTATCATCGGATTTAATTGGTATTGGTACTGCTGGTGGAAATTCAGGAGGTACTGACGCAAGTGCTGGAGCTGGTGGTGGAGCAAACACTCAATGGCTTGATGGAATTACTTATTGTGTTGGTGGCCCAAGTGCAACTGGTGGAAGTGCATCAACAACTGCAGGTAGTGGTGGACATGGTGGAAAATATTTAGCCCCTACGGCCGCAACAGCTGGTAGAAATGGTATTGTAAAAATACGTTACGCTGGTGGCCCTGTTGCTAGTGGTGGTACTATTACTGAAAGTGGTGGATACACATATCATACATTTACATCAGATGGAACATTTACTTATCCATCCTAATCAATAAAAACACAAACACAATTGTTAAATTAAAAAATAAATAATATTATGGGCAACAAGATTGAAAATCAACAAAACTATATTGAGAACGGAATGTTCTCTGGAGCTGCAGTAGTAGTACCAACTTCTGGTTCTGCATTTAACTCAGCATCAGGTGATAACCCTCAATTTGGATTCTTAGCAGGCGGCTTGTACGTTGGTGGACAAGGTAATGTATCATTAAAAACAGTAGATGGTTCAGTAGTAACATTCGTTTCTGCATCTGGATTCATTCCTGGTTTAATAGCAGCAGTATCTTCTTCTTCAACAGCAACAGCTATCCTTGCATTAAGATAAAAAATAAAATATGTCAGTAAATCTAAATTCAAATATCATTAAAGCTGTCCAGCCTTTTGTAAATAGGAATGGACTTAGCTACAACTTTCCTGCTAATGTTTGGGCACAAGCAGGCGGAGGTGGTGGAGTACCCGGAACTAGCTTTGGTGGTTTATTTCAAGGAGGTGGTGGCGGAGCTGGTGCTTTTTTATCATCATCACTATCAGTTATACCAAATGTAACTTGGACTATCAATGTTGGTGGTGGTGGAGCAAGTGGTACAAACGGACAAGATACTTACGCAACTATATACAATGATACTTACGCTGGAATAACAAATATAAAAGCGCAAGGTGGTAGAACAGGTAACTTAAGTACTGGAGGTAACTCTGGTACAGGTTCAATTATTACACCATCAGGAACTTTTAATTACACCGGATTTACTGGAGGTGCAAATGTTGGTAATAAAGGTGGTGGTGGAGCCGGTACTACACAAAATGGTCAGCCAGCTGACGTTAGTGCAGGTGGAAATGGTGGAGAAGGTAATGATGATACCGGAGTTGTAATTGGCGGAGGTGGAGGTGGAGGTGCTTTCGGAATTAATGGTGCAGGTGGAACTGGTAATGATGGTGGAGGAAACGGAGCCGGTGAAGCTATTTTAAATGGATTCAATGCTATTGCTATTGGAGCTGGTGGTGGAGGTGGAGCCATAAGAAATGATGAAGGTATTATAACCTCTGGTTCAGGTGGAAATGGTTCTAATGGAATATTTTTAATTCAATTTGAAGGTACTATTGGAACTGCATTAAATCAATATGATATTGCTGTAACTAATGCTACAATTACTAAAGCTGGTAATACAACTACTATTACATATAATAGTGGAAGTGGTACATTTAGATATACAGCACCTTACCCTTACGTGCCGGGTAATTAAAAATCGATACGAAAAAAAAACCAATTGTTAAATAACTAAATACAAAACTAATATGAACGCAAAAGACGTACTTAAGAAACTTGTACAAACCTTATCTAAGGCTGTCGAGTTTACTGATGCCACATTGGCTGATGGGACTGTATTGCAATCACCAACGTTTGACTTAGGAGAAAAAGTTGATGTAGTTTCATCTGATGGAACTTTATCACCTGCACCCGATGGAGAACATGAGATTGCTTTAAAGGACTCAGAAGGTAAAGAAGTAGTGATTAGAGTTGTTACTAAAGATGGTGTTATCACCGAAAGAATGAATGTTGAGGAAGCTCAACCTGAAGTTCCTGAGGAAGAAGATATGGCATCGATAGCTGGAGATGATATCTCATCTGCAGAAACACCTGATGCAACTACTGCTGAACCACAAGATATTCCACAAACGATGAGTGAGGTTTACGAAAAACTTTCTTATAGAATTGAGGAAATGGCTGCTAGATTAGCAAAATTAGAAGAAGTTAAAGAAGATGTAATATCTGAAGAAGCTCCTGCTAAGGATGAAGAGATGGTGCCAACTGAAATGAAAAAAGCAAAAGCTTTAAACAAATTGAATGGAGCTCCTATTGATGATGTGAAAACAACATTAAGTAGACAAGCACAAACAAGTGGTAAAAAAGCAGCAAATTCGCAAGAAGCTTTTCTATCTAAACTTTACAAATAAAATTAACAACAAAACAAATTCATTAAAAATGAGAAAACAACAAAACTTCACACAACCAGCAGTTACTTCAACGTATGCTGGTGAGTTCGCTGGAAATTATATCGCAGCGGCGTTGTTATCAGCTAAGACTTTGGACAACAAATCTATTACTATCATGCCAAACGTGAAGTACAAAGAGGTAATCCAAAAGGTAGCGGTTGATAGCATTATCAACGATGCTTCTTGTAACTTTGTAACTTCTGGTACTGTAGCTCTTTCTGAGAGAATAATTGAACCAAAGGAATTGCAAGTTAACTTGGAGCTTTGTAAGCAAAACTTCGTAGATTCTTGGGAATCTTTACAATTGGGCTACAGCGCATTTGATGAAATTCCAAAAGATTTCAACGATTACTTAATCTCTTATGTAGGTGGAAAAGTAGCTGAAGCTACTGAAATTTCTATCTGGCAAGGTGTAGGAGCTACTAACGGACAATTCGCTGGTTTATTACCTGCATTATCTGGTTCAGCAGCTGCTGGTGGAGCTGGTGCAGTAATTAAATCATCTGCTTCTGGTTCAATCACTTCTACTAACGTAATTGCTAAATTAACTTCATTAGTTGATGCTATTCCTGAAGAGGTTTACGGAAAAGAAGATTTAGTTATCTACGTTCCAACAAACGTTAAAAAGGCTTACCAAACTGCATTAGGTGCTAACTTCGCTAACGGATACGATAACAAAGTAACTGTAGGTGAGAAACCAATGGACTTTAATGGTATCGCTTTAGAATTCTGTCCTGGTATGACTTCATCTTACATGGTAGCAGCACAAAAATCAAACTTATTCTTCGGAACAGGATTGCTTTCTGACTACAATGAGGTTAGAGTTTTAGACATGGCTAACATCGATGGCTCACAGAATTTCAGAATCATTATGAGATATACTGCTGGAACTCAATTTGGTATAGGTGAGGATATTGCTATCCACATCCCTAACTAATAAAAAATTTAAGTGAATAATGGGGAGGTATAATTCCTCCCCTCACTTTACTTATTTTAAATTAACATAATTAACAATAAATAAAAAATCAAACATATGGCGACTTGTAATTTAAGTGCTGGAAGAAACGAAGTTTGTAAAGAGAGTATCGGTGGTTTAGCTGGTGTTTACTTTCTTAACTACACTACGGGTTCTTTCACTAAAAACGTAGCTGGAGAAATCACAGCATTCCCATCAGGTAGTTCAGTTTACTACTATCAGTTAAAAGGGACAAGTGCATATACTGAAACTGTTAATTCATCTCGTGAAAACGGAACAACATTCTTCTCTCAGGAGACAGTGTTGAACTTAAAGAAAATCACACAAGAGATGAGTACCCAATTGAAAGTAATGGCTTATGGTAGACCTCAGATTGTAATTGCAACTAATAACGGAGATGCTTTCGTAGCAGGTGAAGTTTTAGGTTGTGATGTAACTGCGGGAACCATCCAAACTGGAGCTGCTTTAGGTGACCTTTATGGTTACTCAGTAACTCTTACTGGAACTGAAGCATTACCAGCGGCTTTAATCTCTGGCTCTGTAGCTGGAAACCCATTCGCAGCATTGTCTGGGTCTGCTAAACCAACGGTAGTTTACGGTACTAACTAATCAGTATTACACAATAATACTAAAGGAGGACTTCGGTTCTCCTTTTTTTATGCTCATTAACTAAATTTAGCTGGAATGTTGTTAAAGTAATAGAAAATAACAAGGTAAATACAAGATATGTTAGCATACTATATTTCTGGGAGTAATTCCTTTACAATACGAACACAGCCAACTGGTTCATCGCAACTTAAGCTACATTTACAAAATATGTCTACATTGGTTAATACAAGTAGCTCCCTGAGTTACACATATGCCCCATATGAGAGTAGATTAAATTTTGCAACATCTATACCATCTGCTTCAATTGGTGATGAATATAGGGCTTATATTATGAGTGGTACGGCATCTATATGGCATGGTTCAATAAATGTATTTGCTTCTCAATCAATTGATAAAGCAAACTACACAAACCAAATACCATTAGAAAATGTTTATGTATCAAACCTATCAGATAACGAATATATAATTTTAGATTAATATGAGCAAACCACAAAATTTCTCAGTTGTAAACTTAGCCCAACAAGAAATCCCTCAAGTTATAGAGGATACAAAAACAAGAATGCAATATGTGCCGGTTGGTATCATAATGCCGGATGATTATTTCCAAAACATTACGGAGGCATATATGAACTCTACAAGCAACGCAGCTTGTATTGGTGGTATTGCTGATATGATTTTTGGTAGAGGTATCTATTGTGAAAATGAACAATTAAAAGAATCATTTGCTAAGATGTTACCTCAAGAAGAAATGAAGAGAGTAACATTTGATTTAAAACTTTATGGTAATGCATGTTTCTTAGTACATTGGAATGAAGCACATACACAAATTATAAAGATGTATCACACTCCAGTTCAAAATATAAGAGCTGAGAAGTTAGTTGAATCTCCAAGAATAGATGCATATTATTACTCACACGATTGGACAGACCAAAGAGCTATTAGAAACAAAAAACGTATTCCTGCTTTTGGAACATCTAATGAATCAACTGAGATTCTTTACATTAAAGATTACTCACCTGGTCATTTCTATTATTCAGTACCGGATTGGTTCCCTGGTTTACAATTTGCATTCGTTGAAGCTGAGTTATCTAACTTACATTTAAACAACATTGAGAATGGATTCTTACCTTTGGTAATGATTAACATGAACAATGGTATTCCAGCACCTGAGGAAAGAGATACTATCGAAGATATGATATCTCAAAAGTTCACAGGTACTCGTAATGCTGGTAGATTTATGTTATCATTTAACGATGATAAAGATAGACAACCAACTATTGATACAATTCAGGTAGATAGTTTACACGAGAAATACACATACGTTTCAGAATACGCTCAGGATAGGATTTTAGTAGCGCATAGAATCACTTCTCCATTGTTGATGGGTATTCGTACCGCAGTGAATGGATTTAGCTCTAACAGTGAGGAAATGCAAACGGCTTATTCTATCTTACAAACAATGACAATTGAACCATTCCAAAATTTAATATTGAATCAATTAGATACAGCATTAGTAGAAGGTGGATGGGGAAGTATAGGTTTGTATTTTGAACAAGCAGTACCAACGGCATTATTAGCATCACAAGCTGAGAAAACAGGTCAAACAATTCAAGAGGTTAAAACGGAAATTGAAAACGTTACCGAAAATCCTGCTATGGTTAATGAAACTGATGTAGTAGCTGATACAACTCAATTTACTGAAGAAACAACATTAAATAAAAACTAATATGGCATACGCATTATTTGTAAGCAGAAACGATATCATCAAACAAACTCCATTGCAGGGTTCAATTGATGCTGATAGATTACTATCATTTATAAGAACAGCGCAAGATAAATACCTTTTAAATCTATTGGGTACTGTTTTGTTTTATTCTTTACAGGCAGAAATAGAAGCTGGTACATTCGCTCAAAAGGATGTATTCTACCAAGACTTAATGAATGACCATATTAAGCCAACATTAGTTTGGTATTCCGTAGTTGAATATCTTCCATTCTCTAACATTCAATTTAAGAGTGAAGGAGCTGTTAAACATAAGAGTGAACAAAGTGATAGTGTAGATAAAAGCCAAATAGATTACCTTTTACAAAAGGCAATGAACAACGCTGATTATTATGCTACTAGAACACAAAACTATTTAATTGCATATTCTAATAGAATACCTGAATACCTACAATCAGTTGGTAATCAAACTGAAATCTACCCTGATATGGGTAA